TTGTATATCATAACACAATATTGTATGATTTATATATTCAAAATATTTAACACCAAGTGTTAAATAAATTACTAACATTTTTATTATCTATTTATTTATTACCATAAATGTATTGTATTATATTTCATTAAATACTATATTTAATATTTTTATCTGTTAAGAAAAATGATAGGGAGAAGTCATAGTGTTTCTAAAGAGTTTTTATAATTTTTTTATTTTTTATAAAAAAATATTTTCAAAAAATTTTCAAAAGGACTTTTAAAAATAATTATTTTAGCTATTTTATTTTTAGCTAAAAATAATGATAATGGTCACAATAAATTTATAAGTATTGTAGGTTTATACATTGTATATCATAACACAATATTGTATGATTTATATATTCAAAATATTTAACACCAAGTGTTAAATAAATTACTAACATTTTTATTATCTATTTATTTGTTACCATAAATGTATTGTATTGTATTTCATTATTACTACATTTAATATTTTTATCTGTTAAGAAAAATGATAGGGAGAAGTCATAGTGTTTCTAAAGAGTTTTTATAATTTTTTTATTTTTTATAAAAAATATTTTCAGAAATTTTTTTAAATTTAATAAACAAATAAAATATTAACTCAATTATTATCGTTCTCTCAATTTCATTTCATTATTAACAATATTCTTTATTTTTAAAAGTGTAACTTTGAAATCAACGCCCTTACTTTCGGGACATTTTTCCTCGTGACGTTGTTTGTTTTGTTTAGTTCCAAACTCTTTCATACAATATTGACACTTATTATCTATTTTACGAGGAGTTAATACTTTATTACACCGATTACAACTAAGATGTTGCTTATACGTTTTTAATGTTTTATATATTTTAGAACAGGTCCCACACGTGATAATATCCTCTTTGGTAATATTCGCATCATCGCGTGTAATAGTCATATCGTTATGTTTAATAACAACCTGTTTAATATTTGGATGGTCTATCTCACTAGTAACATATTCATTATCGGTAACAATTTCATCAACTATATTGGAAATAGTTTCTTCTAATACACCTTTTTCATCATCCTCAATATTATACCATTTACCATCCATCAATTCAAACACACTTCTTACTACTTCTAACGATATTTTGAAAAATTCACGATTATCGCGCACCCTTTCACCAACAAGCGATAATAATTTATGAATTTTTCTTTCTTTCTCGTGACAATCGCCAACTTCTTTGGCAAATTCTATATTAAATTTGTTACTAAGTGACCAAGTATCACCTCTATTTGCCTCCTTTAATCTTATTAAAGGTGTACGTGTTGTAAATCCAATCTTGTAAATATTCTCCATACTTTCATTTGAAAAACAGTAAATATATCCTGACATAGCCTTTAATATAATATATTTTTCACATAAAACTTCAATTCATTTTTTAAATAAATTAAAATAAAATGAACTATATTCTTTTTTACCATAAAGAAACAATTATACAAGAAGAATGTCGTGTCTCCCAATATTTTCGTCGGTTACCAAAGCACTCCTTGATAGTTTAGAGGATACCGAAGAAACAATTACTATCACAAGTAGTAGATTAACCCAATCAAATCGTCTTTCTAGATTCAAACAATTAAAATCTCTTAGTTGTCCTGGTACAGACACTTCTGAACTCCCACCATTACCTGATACTATAGAAACATTGTTGTGTAATGGTAATTCCATTAGACAAATAAAAACATTACCATTATCTTTAGTTATTTTTGATATCTCATACAACTCGTTATCAAAATTACCACCATTACCTGAAAAATTAGAAGTATTAAATTGTCCTTTTAATGAAATCCTAGATATCCCCCCATTACCCCCCACCATAGAACGTTTGGATTGTTCTTTTAATCGGCTCACTTACTTACCCGCCCATTCCACCCCACAATTAAATTACTTAGAATGTTCTGATAATTACATTGAAACATTACCACCTTTATCACCCGTTTTAATACATTTATATTGCGGTGATAATTATCTGGAAACATTACCTTCATTACCTAACAGCATAAAAAGAATTGATTGTAGTGGTAATCGTATCAAACATTTACCTACACTCCCAGAAAATTTAACTCAATTATTATGTTACAATAACGACTTATATCATTTACCTTTATTGCCACCTAATTTAGAAACAATTCATTTTGAAAATAATCCAATGGCAGAATATTTTAATGCTTTTAACATAGAACTTCTTAGAAGACAAGTAAGTATAGTTTATAAATTTCGTTCCACTTATTATCACCTAAAATTCAAACAAAGATTTAGAAATTTATTATGGACTAAGAGAGAAGAAAGGGCACGTATCTTTTACTCCCCCGAAAATTTAATAAAAATGGTAGAGGACATTGATGATGATGATATATCACTTCTCTTTAACGCTATAGAGAAGTGGTAGGAGATAAAACTGGCTATAAAGATAAAACTGGCTATAAAGATAAAACTGGCTATAAAGATAAAACTGGCTATCTAAACCTATACATATCACATTTTCTTAGTTATTCACTTTTTTCATATAAAAATAAAAAAAATGATTTGAAAATCATTGAAATAATTCATTTCAATTACCCCACTTGAATCGCTATCAAATCAATTCAAATGGCTGCCGCAAAGTTTTCCGCATTCCAATACGCTTCTGAGGAGTTTAACTCCGAATTAGCACGGCTCGTTGAGGGATTTACACAAAGCCTCGTGAAAATTATTTCCGAGGAATGTGCCCGTAACGGGGACAGTGGAGAAGATAGTGAGAATGGTTCTAAGAATTCATCTCCTTTCTCTTCCCCTAAAGGTAAGGCTCCTAGAAAAAAGGCCGCTGCTGCTCCCAAGCGTGGCCGACCATCTAAGGAGGAAACTGATGTTGTGATTGAAACTGTTTCTGATATGAGAAGTGTTAGTGATGATTTGTTATCTCGTGCCGAAGTTGTTAGAAGCTCCTCAGCTTCACCCCGATTTAGCATGGAAGCTCAAAGTAAATTTGATAGTATTGAAGTTAATCTTGATGAAATGCTTAACCAACAGCCAATTAGCTCCCCTGAAAATGTAGTTGAAGAAGAAACACCTGTTAAGAAAGGTAAGGCAAAGGCCCCCAAGGAGCCTAAAGTGCCAAAGGAGAAGAAGGAGAAGGTCGTCAAGGAGCCTAAAGTGCCAAAGGAGAAGAAGGAGAAGGTCGTCAAGGAGCCAAAGGAGAAGAAGGAGAAGGTCGTCAAGGAGCCTAAAGTGCCAAAGGAGAAGGTCCCCAAGGAGCCTAAAGCACCAAAGGAGAAGAAGGAGAAGGTCGTCAAGGAGGCAAAGCCTAAAAAGGGTAAAAAGGGTGATGTATCTCCAGTTACAGAAGAAACAATCAAAGAGCCAGAACCAGTTACAACAATTTTAGCCGACGAGGACGATAATGATGGATTAGACGCAGAAATATTCAATTCTCAACAAGTAGATGAAGAAGCTTTGGAGAAACTCGCTGGTATGGTTCAGGGATTGAAGATTGGCGGAGAACAGCTAGAGGAGGAGACTGATTATGTTGAAACAGATATCGTATGTAAAATAGAGGACGTCATTACAAGCAGCCAAAATTCTCAAGAGGATGAGATTGTCATCAACCAAGATGATACCCAAGAGAGCGATAAGGACGATATGTCTCAACCACCCCCAGATGACGAGGACGAAGATCAAGAAAGCGATGACGATGACCAAAAAGATAGCGAGGACCAGGACCAAGAAGGAGATGGCGATGAATTGTAAATAGTTGTAAATAGTTGTAAATAGTTGTAAATAGTTGTAAATAGTTGTAAATAGTTGTAAATAGTTGTAAATAAACCAAAAAACAAACAAAAACAAACAAAAACAAACAAAAACAAACAAAAACAAACAAAAACAAACAAAAACAAACAAAAACAAACAAAAACAAACAAAAACAAATAAAAAACAGTTATTACACTGTTTTTTATTTGGATATAAGTTTTCTTTATGAAAATATATAATGAAACAAATCATAAATTTGATTAACAGAAACCCGACTATGTTCGCATTATTACTTTATTGTCTAGCATTTGTTGTAATCGTATTAACTAAACCGCAATTTCTTTTTCTTCCCAATGGCGGTCTAAGAAAGTTCGGGATAGGGTATCGGAATAAAACAATATTACCTTTATGGCTAACAGCAATTATCTTGGGAATTTTTTCCTTTATGGTAACATTATATATCATTAATTTTTTATAGAATTAAAGAGTATTGATATATATTTGTATCCAATACATGAATAAGCTATTGAAATTATCTAATATCGCAATTAACGTATCGCATATATCTGTTATACATATAACTAAAAATAAATACACAATACATATCAATCAATTTAGGGCTGATGGTTTTATGATGATTGGTTCAGGTTGGTTAGATACATATGAAAAAATTTTAGAAGTTAATAAAGATAATGATCCAGATTACTTTAAAGTTTCGGAATATATTTTAAGACATAGTATTTAATTAATTCTTTATAATATCCTTAAATTAAGTGGAATTTAAGGATATTACGTATAACTCATTTATCAATTAACCACCCATTCCTGACTTTGTCACTCATTTCCTGACTTTATAATACCTATATTACAGGGTATTTAAGGGTAATTTAAGGGAATTATGGTAAATATAGTGATAGGGTAAGTATTACACTATATCTCACTAAATTTCAATATATCTCACTAAATTTCAATATATCTCACTAAATTTCAATATATCTCACTAAATTTCAATATATCTCACTATATCTCACTATATCCTCTGACATCGTCACGATTACCATAAAATTCGCTATATCTATCATCATCCACTTTAATTCCTTCACCGTTATTACTAAATTTATTATCATTATCATTATCAACCTCAATCATAATATCCGAACAACTTTCGTGAATTTCTTCATTTGTTATAATTGCGTCGTCTCTAAAACGAATATCAATACCATCCTCGTCATCTCTACAAAAACAACATGCCAACGCTATACATATAAACGATACAGCTATATAAATAGTGTATTGATCCATACTATATATCTATATAATCCTTTTTAATACTTCAGATTGAACCACGAATAATATAACAAATTTTACAAATTTGTTATGGATGCCATTGAATTATTATATATTTCATCCCAATCAATTAATTTGGCAAGCCAATCTGTTTCTCCGTGCGTACATACAGACGGAATACATGACGCAATCCGTCTTTCCTTTTTTGTTACTAATGTGCGAAAAATATAAAAATCACTATGAATATTACTTCGGAATACAGAATAATCATCTTTCATTGTTTTAACAGTAGTCGCAAATGTCATACAACAACTATTTGTATATTTCCAATGAGTTGAATTTGTTATAACAACTCGCGTTGTTTCACCGCCATCATAAATAAAAGGATTTGGACCACCTTCAGAATGATTTATATATTTATCAGGATGGTCGTATCCAGTTGAATAATCTGTTATAGACAATCCTTCTTCTATAATTTTAGGGGCATTGGGAGTATATATGTAATCATCTTCGGCAAAATATAATTTTTCATTATCATCAAAGTTTTCTATGGCAAAATCAAGAGAATACATAAAAGATGGTCCATTACCAAGTGATAGTCTAAATATCTTAGATGGTATGTAATTTTCTGTCATAAAAGTATAAAAATCTTCACCGACGTTGTCAGCAAATACATAAATATCGTGAGATTTAAATACATTTATAAAATGTAAAAACATTGATTGCTTATCATAAACATAACTTGGTTTTACCTTACTATTACCACCTTCGCTAATCCTATATAAAATTTTCATAAAATATATATTATTTGATATTTAAATAATATTTTTACAAAACCATAATTATACTATTATATTATATAAGTTATAATGCCGTTGGAAACACAAACAGAATACAAAAGAAGACCTATAGGTCACCTAAGAAGTAAAAGCGATGATGCGTCATTATATCCAGACTTTCTACACCAACGTGCGATAGATTATAGAACAAATGCTGAATTATTACATAAAGAAGCTGAACGGGCATATTCTCTGGGTCATATTACCGAATCTAATAAATTATTAGAGGAAGCTAACCAAATAGCATTAGAAGCTAATGAATATGCTGAAAAATTATTCAAACATAATCTTAAAATTAATCAAGATTTACGACGCCAATCACAAATAGACGCAGAAAAGAGTGCGTTAGCATTTCAAAAAAGTATTAATAGAGAGGAAGGAGAACCTAAAAATAATTGTACGCCTGTGAAAATCATAAGAGAAATAACAAACAAAATGTTTATTCTCTTAACTGATGGAAAAATATTTGATACTTCTGGTATGTTGGAACCTCTAAAGACAGATAAAGGTATTATAGGGGGATTACTTTTTGGATTTGACACCTTACAGACGGACGAGGATAAAAAGGAAAAATTACAAAAATGTCAAATATCTATTAATGATGGATTAAAACCTTTTATAGACATACTAGAAGATGATTTATACGATTATTTTAAAGAAACCCGACCACAAACTCAGTCTATTAGTCGTTCTAAATCACTTTATAGATCAACATCTACAAGCGTTAAATCTTTTTTAAAATCAGTAACAGGTGATGTTTTTTCTAAGAGCGGTAAAACAAAGACAAAGACAAAATATCTTGACATTATTGAAAATATTATAGCTAAATTAGGTTACAATAGTTATTTTTCCACAAATTGGGTAAATGCCACAACATCTAAAGAAGTCAAAGAAAATTTTATGATATTTTGTAACGAATTTATGAAAGATATAAAAAATATTTACGATATAATTAAAACCCAAACGGAATGTAGTGATGTTTTACATTTCGGCGCGTTACATTTTGGTCCGATAAAGAGGACATATCGTGCTAGTATTGGTGGTAAATCCCGAAAAATAAATAAACCTAAAAGAACATCGCGAAAACCCAAACGCAAATCACGAAAAAATAAAAACAAATAATATGGTAATAACTAGATTTGATTTTATTTTTTCTTATTGGGTAGTGACATTATCTATATTACATATTTTCCATTTCATAAAATATAATCCATTACCTTTACTAATAATCGGAATTTTATTAAATGTAATTGAATTTATGTTAATGGTTTATTATAAAAATTCGTTATCACACATAATAATCTTTTCAATTCTTTCTTTTACAATGAAAATCATACCATATTTGTATATAAAAAATGATATAATTACGAGAAGTGATATAATAAATTCTATTTTATTGGTAATCATATACTTTTTATGGTTACATATAAACAAAGTAAATATTCCTGAATTTTTAAAAAATTATACATCAGGTATTAAAGAAAATAAACCCAATGGACCATTTACATATTATTTTTATAAATATTTCAAAATCTAAGTGCGAATATTTTTTTAAAATGATTTGTTTTAACGTAATATTTATAAAATACAATAATGCTTACAGAATTAGATACTACAATTACAAATCATTCTATAAACATATTAGAAAACTTATGTATTCATTCATTAATAAAATTGGAATGTAAAAAATGTAAATATAAATGTATTCACGATAAACTTAAACCACGATGTAAAGAGTGTGGAGGTAGTGCGTTTTGTGTTCATGGTAGAAGAAAAACATATTGTAAAGAATGCGGTGGTAGTGAAATTTGTATTCATAATAAATTTAAACCGCAATGTAAAGAATGTGGTGGAAGTGAAATTTGTATTCATAATAAATCAAAATCATATTGTAAAGAATGTGGGGGGAGTTCTATTTGTATCCATAATAAATCAAAATCAACTTGTAAAGAATGTGGTGGAAGTTCTATTTGCGAACACAATAGAATAAAATCAAAATGTAAGGAATGTGGTGGAAGTCAAATATGTATTCATAATAAATTTAAACCGCAATGTAAAGAATGTGGTGGAAGTCAAATATGTATTCATAATAAACAAAAATCGCAATGTAAAGAATGTGGTGGAAGTCAAATATGTATTCATAATAAACAAAAATCAAATTGTAAAGAATGTGGTGGAAGTAAAATATGTATTCATAATAAATTTAAATCGCAATGTAAAGAATGTGGTGGAAGTCAAATATGTATTCATAATAAATTTAAACCGCAATGTAAAGAATGTGGTGGAAGTCAAATATGTAAATCATCATTTTGTGAAACAATTAAAAATAGAAACAAAAAATACAATGGATATTGTAGTAGATGTTATATACATTTATTTCCCAATGAACCTATTTCAAGAAATTATAAAACCAAAGAATATACTGTATTGGAATTTATAAGAAATAATTATCCAGAACATACTTGGGTTAATGATAAAGTGATAGAAGGGGGTTGTTCTAAGAAAAGACCTGATATTTTCTTAGACCTATTAACGCATAGCATAATCATAGAGATAGATGAGAATCAACATAAAACATATGATAATTGCGAGTTGAAGAGGATAAATTTATTGTTTGAAGATTTAGAAGATAGACATATTGTATTTATTCGTTTTAATCCTGACGATTATTTGGATAAAGACAATAACAAATCACATCTTGTTGGGGTATTGATAGAAGGAATGGATTATCGAGTATAAAAAAATCAAAAAAGACTGAATGGGGATATCGTTTGAATACATTAAAAACTACAGTAGATGAAGTAATATGTATAGATAATATAGTCATTACAAATCCAATAACATATATTAATCTCTTTTATGATAAAATAAACTAGATGAATAAATTTTAAGCCCTGTTTCTTGAAGCCCTTGATCCATACGCAGAGGTTCCTATTGACCCTCTAAAAGAGTTTGCGTTATTTAAATAAGGATGATTAAAAGTATATGCCAACGCTTTTTTATCAGCTTTAGCATATTGTAAATTCATAAAAGCTAATGTTTTCGTAGCATAGATTGAGGAGAAGTAATTAGCCCGATTTCCAAAAGATGTAGTTCCACTCCCGTGTGAGTAAAAGACCATTGTATATAATAATATGATATTTAAAACCCATATTCTTAGTATATTTGAGTTATTCTTAATGTGAAAGCAAAATCTCCCGATATGTTAATAACTTCACCATATTGATTTAATAAACGAATATGTAATCTTCTTATATCAACTGGACCGTAAAAAACACGGTTCGGATTATTATCAATAGCTATATTTGTAGTTGATATATTTATCTTAGAAAAAGTAGTAGCACTAAATGTGCTATCAAAATTCTCAGACAAAGCTGTAGTTGCTATAGGATTATAATTTTTATTATAATCATCAATATCTAAGAATATATAAATACCTGTATTTGGAATAATGGAACGATCAATAAATATATGTTCTGCTTCTATAGAACCATAAACATTCAAATAAGAAGTATCAATTCCAAAATATTGTTGTAAATATAAATCATTTGTATATCCTACGGGAACAAGTCCATCAAAATAACCATAAAAATTATAATAAGGGTCGGTATAATATGTATAGCAATTATTCATTGATATTTCATACCTACAACAAGTAAATCCTAATACCCATCCTAAATTTCTATATATAGGTCTTGTCCCAGTACCTTGTGTAGTAAAATCAACAATAAACTTACACAATGGTTCATAAAATGGATTTGGAATAAGAGTTGTAGGATCATTGGGGTCAATAATAGTTTCATCAAAAGGTCCTCCACCCAATACAGGAGCATCATTAACAATTTGAGTTAAATATCCATCTAACCAAAAATTATAGGCACGAAATTTAATCTTTTTTGAACGATTATTATAATCACATCGTAAAAATTGAAGACCATTTGAAGAAGAATAAAATAATCCATTAAAAAAAGAAGTAATATCAGATGGTTGATATACACCCGACTCAATTTCAATAGTTACATAACTACTTCCAATATTATTGGGTGGATTTTCAATAACAATTATCATTTCATTACTTTTAGTAGAAGCATTTACATTATAAAAAACAGGGAGACAAGAAAAAGATGCTAATTCATATGACGCAACCTTTTTAAGGGGGTCGGGTAATTCAATCATAAAATCTGTAGAAAGAGTAGTATTATAATTCGGACGAAACAAAGAATTTATCGTAAGATAAGATGTAATAAGTCGTGTTGAAAATGGGTTGATTGTTCCACTCCCAAACAATGTTGGTTCTACATATAAAATATTACTCGATGATGATGTATCTTCTGATGAAGTATATTTGCTTGAATTATCATTATCATTTGGTATATTACGACGATTATCGATAAACCTATTTATTATACTCCCATTCCTACTCATAGTATTATAATATAATCTATTTTTATTAAATCAAGTATATCCGCATATTTACATTATATAAATATGCGGATATACAATAAATTATTTGAGAATGTTCTTACCTTCCACCACACGAACCACACGGTTTCGCATTTTGTAAATTTTGAAACATAGCAAATCTCTTTATGGGTAAAGAAGAAGAAGGGGCAGACGCAGTAAGAGCAGACGGTAACGCAACGGTATGTGCTTGTTGGTCGCCACCATTTACGTGAAATCTCAAAGGCATTCTTGAAGGTCTCTTAGAAAACATTTATTATTATATATACAATCATTTTATTTTACACGTATAAACTAAATACAATGAGTTGTTCGTCTTGTAATTATTTAGGTTCTAGTTCCAATATATATGAAAATACTACATATTGCGATGATTGTTATACAACACAAAATACTTATCAATGTAGTAATATATCCCCTATAAGTAAATATAGTTGTTTGGATGGGTCGGGTAACGTAATAGTAGATTACCGTCCTCCACCTGTTTGTGGAACTTGTCCTTTAAAAATAAATTCAATCCCACGAAGTCCATATAGATCACTTGAAACACCAATGTCTGTATATATGTCTAATTTATCATCCCTATATGTTTATCAAAGACCAACTCTTCTTTTTCATAATGTAAATTGGAACCAATCAAGTGATAGAGCAATTCCCCATATCCAACCAACAAACGTTCAACGAAATACATCATCTTTAAGAGGAACGCGAACTGGTTCAAAACCTGGAGCAATGGTTCCAGGAGGTGTAGGTGTAGATATAAAACATAATTCTTTTAATCGTTACAATCTAAGATTAAGAGGCGCCGTATTAAAAACAAAACCAATCGCATCAACTATCCTTAAATTTCCTTCGTATAGATTTAAATCTCAATCTTGTTATGATTGTTAATGACATTTTTAAAGTTCCAATCAAACAAAAAAATACAAAAATAAATTGATTTGAATAAACAATCTTTATATATAACAACAACGTTATGGAAGCATCTACGGTTGATATGTTTGAACTTCTTTGTAAATTAGAAGAGCGTGTTGCTGCGTTAGAAAAAGAACTTCATACATTAAAAAATGGAAAATGTAATGAAAGTTCAAAATCTAGGCAACAATTAGTAAAAAACATTCCCTTAGATGATTACGAAACATATATAGAAAAATTGAATGCTAAAAATGGAAATATAGATGAAATTCTGAAAATATATGATGAATCGTATGTAACAAAAAGTAAGAAGGCAAAAATAGCTCGTTTTCAAAAATGGTTATCTTCAGTAATGCTAACAAGTGTATATGAAGATAAAGAAACAATTATACCCATACGATATTCATCAACTCAACTTTGTAAATATTCACACGACGAACAATGGATACCATTACAATATCAGCATTTTATGAACCACCTAAAAATAATGATTAAACACATCTTTAAGGAATTAACAAAATGGAGTGAATTATCTTGTGATAAATATACATCAGAAATGCGTGACATAATATTTATTTCAATTACAGATGTTCTTACTGTTAGTTATAATGAAGAGGATTTTGAAAAAACCGTAAAGGCAATTCTAAAAAAGAATACCTAAATTATTGAAATTTCATTTGGGTCTTTGCTGCTTTCGTTTTATCTGACATAACCTTACTATTATGTAAAGCAATTTTACGCATTAATAACAATTTATTCTCCATTTCTTGTTGATTAATATTATTCGGCACACCCATTTCACCACGTTTATCTTGTTCGATAAGAGATTGTATTTTTTCATCAATTGTATTATGTGTATTCATATTAGCAGGCCTTTGTTTATTAACAGGTGTATTTAATTCTCCCATAGGAGGTTTTCCCCTATATGGTTGGACGTATCCTGGTAATTTTTCACTGTTTGCCTTTTTATTTAATTTTGCTGTAATATGTGCTGATGTAGAAATAGGTTTTTGTTCTATTGGTTGTTGAGCGCGAGGCATTGTATTGGAAACTTCCTGTCTTATAAAATGACGTGACAATCTATTCATAATTTGGTCGTAAGTTACATTGGGAACTCTCTGTGGGGTTTGTGTATCTACTTCGTCATATGGTTCCGTAATATAATTTATTTTATCCATATATTTTATCAAAATAATTTAATGAGTAATAACAACGCAGGTATTATAATGAAAGATAATGATAATTCCGTTAGTCTCTCTACTATATTACTTGTTCCAAATAATCCATTAGATTTAATTGAAAGATTGCGTAAATTTATAGATATCTCTCACATAGAAAGTAAATATTTACTACAACCTAATGATTTAATAAAAAAAAAGAATATTCAAAAATATCTGAACCGCAATTTTTTATAATATATTATTATAAATGGGATTAACAGATTATTTTAAAAATATTGGACGTGATCCATATGTTAGTTTTTTATTTATAATTGTAGTAGTAAAAATTATCTTTATTGTAGCAACTCTTGGTCTTCTCATTCTTTCAAAGGTTGATCCGTCCAACAAGAATATAGATAAATTAAGTAAAATTCAAGATAAAACTCATAATTCATTTTCATTATTAGTATCAATTCTTCTTATTTACATATTTAATCCATATAAAAGTCGTGAGACACGATTAGATCTAGAAACAAAACTTCTCATTTATTTATATGGCTGGATAACTATACTTACTTTAGTAAAAGACTATCTAGCAAATCGTTAAAATAAAAAATGGTTATTAACCATCTTTTATTTTTTGTTTTTTTGTTTTTTTGAAAATCTATATACAATTTATACAAAAGTATCGTGAATATTTATTTATTTACATCTTACCCTTTACCATCAACATATCTTTATAAGAAGAGGCAAGTGTTTGTAATGGTCGTGTGAAAGTTGGTGATGAAGTTATTTTGTTTTTAAAGCTAATGATAGGACGAGCCAATTTATCAAATGAGCGAGACAATGGAGACGAAGAACTTTTTTCTGGTTGAGGGGTAGGTTCAGACTTTACATCAGAAGTCAATGGAGCATCGTATTGATCGTGAAATACAATGGTTTCCTCATCAAATCCAGTTCCAGATGTTACATAAACATCTGAATATCCAACGAATAGGTCACCATCATCATCAACACCCTCTTGATTGATAAGAGCCAATTCTTCCTTTTCAATCAAATACATATTATACAAATCATCATTATCATACAATTCACCCTCTTCAAGATCCAACAAAATCTCACGATAATCTTTTTCAGTCAAGAAAGCATCGTCTTCAATTCCATCCATATCATCAAATTCAAGATATGATGGAGTAGTAGCATCAATAGGGACCCCATTCCAAGAAGCAACTGGATGATATTGAATGGGAAGAGATGGAGCAATTGGAAATTGATTGTATTGTTGTGTAAAGTAAGGAATATGAACTGGAGGATAATACATCATATGATAAGGTGTTTGTTGAATGTAATATGGGTTAGGATAAGGGGGAGGGCACGGAGGCGAAGGAGGGCGTGTATTATTAGAACTTGGAATAGTAGAGCAGGTTGATTCATCATCGGATGAATCAACGTCAGCCCATACACGATACTTACCATAATTTCGCTTTTGAGAAGTAGTAAAAGTAACTGTTGATTTGGGAGGAGAAGAAGTAGCTGGTGGTGCTGGTTCTTCCAAATCAATGCGAATTTTAGGTTGACCGTTCGCAATACGGTGTGTATTTTTCAACACAATCCAAAACCAAGGATCGTCATAAACGATTTTTGCTTGTTTTGTTTCATCCATAAGTAATTTCTTGAATTCATTAACGAATTCAGTGTCATACCAATGAGTGAAATGAATCCAAACACGATTGGTTTTTTCATCAATTTCAACAATGTCGATGCGGTCGACACCCCCCAACGGAACTACATTTTCAACAATGTGAGTTATCCGTTCTTTCGTGATGTTTGCGAACACACGAGGAATAAAGATTGACGTAAAGTCGGAAGCGTTTGAGTACTTGTTCATCGTGAGTATATCTCTTTAACAAGCTGTAATTACTATTATCTATAGAGTTTGATTTCATTTCATTTTTTTATTTAAATAGCTAATAATAGTAAAAACTAAAATATTTACATTATTCATTATGGACTACGATATTTCTCATTATACCAAAGAAGATTTAGAATCAATGTTACACCTCCCATCAAATTATGATACCTCAATCATAGAAGTAAGATGTAGTATGATGAAAAATAAAATTCAATCAAATACATCAATTGATGAAACATTAAAAAGAAATATTATTTCCTTTTTGGAAGAAGCGCGAAATTTCTTAGAAGTAGGTGATAGACAATTTCCAAATATTGTTTCTACGATAACACCTCATTCTATACTACAAAGAGATATTCAACGATATACGAATACATATCCAAACAATATTCAGACAGGAACATTAAATCCAATAGAAAGAAGAACATTTACACGTATTATTAATATTGATACGAAATTTAGAAATAATTACGACACAACATTATCAAGTGATTGTACCTTTGATTTACCCATACGATTTCCAAATGTAGTAACAATGGAATTATCATCATTTGAATTTCCAACTCTTTATTATTTAACATCTCTTTCAGGAGATAATTATTATTATTTCACTTTAGAAATTAATTTTGTAATTAAATATGTATGTATTCCGAGTGAAATTCATAATTTTGTTGATGTAATTGCTTACTTGAATTCTTATTTTCAGTTAATAGGACAAACAGAACCAGATTTCTTAGGTCTTGTTTTTTCTTTAACAATTACAAATCCTTCTACGCAATCAGGTATTGTTGTTATAGAAAATACATCTGTTGGTGGGGCTATGCCGAATGTTTTCAATATAGATTTTTCACCTTTATCCCAAGACAACAGACCACTATCAAGTAATTTAGGATGGTTATTAGGATTTCGTAATGCTCTTTACCAAAATGGAACAAAATATGTTTCAGAAACATTAGCAAATTTTGTATGTGATAAATATTTATTCTTAGTTGTTGATGAATATGTAAATAACAAATCCGATATTTTTTATTCTTGCTTTACAACTTCCATCTTAAATAAAAATATTATAGCAAGAATTATTTTACATCCAAATAATACATTGGAAGTTGTTACAGAACCAAGACAATATTTCGGACAAATTGATGTAACGCGAATGAAAGTCCAATTATTAGATGAATATGGTAATATCATTCGTTATAAAAATATTGACTATTCTTTTTGTCTTAAGTTAAATACTATATACAACATTTGATGTTATTTAAAAACAACAAACGATACAAACATATGAAGTGGATGTGTAATTTGATTTCTTTTTTATTATTTACTACTCTTACTTGTTACCAAGTAGAAACATATACATTACATACAACACGCGTATTACCTTCCAAACAAAAAGGTATTGTGACAACACAAAATAAATATCCATTAAGTAAGAAATATTATTCGGAATATTTAGAACGCATGAACCAAGATAACAAAACAACAAATTGGATGAAAACACCACATTTTTCAAAACGTGCCGTTACAACAAATTATGGTAGAAAATATGATAACAATGATGAAGAAGATGATGATGAATACGATGATGTAGAAGTGGTAGATGAAAATGGAAATAGATTAGAACCAACAACACATGAAAAACAAATATTAAATTTATTAAATTCTTTTGGAGGTTGGATCCAAATTCCACCCATTGAAATACAACCTGTTACCGAGCCTAGTTCAGAAGATGAAAATAAAACACCGAGTTTATCTAGTCAATTTATGAAAGATGTAAGTAAACGCAAACAACGAATGCAGAACAATAAAAAAATCAAAGAATCGTTTATTCGTTCTCAATCACAAGGACAAGGAGGTTATAAAAACGGTCAAAATTCAAAGCCAGTATTATCATCAGAAAATTTTGTAGTGAATACAGACCCCAAATTGACTTTCAAAGATATTGGTGGATATGAAGATATCAAAAAAGAAATGTTACAGACATTTGATATATTAACAAATTATTCAAAATACAAAGGATATAATGTCCGCATCCCTAAAGGATTAATTTTAGAAGGTCCTCCAGGAAATGGTAAAACAATGTTGGCAAAAGGTATTTCAGGAGAAACAAATATTCCTTGTATTGTTGTAAGTGGTTCTGAATTTCAAGAAAAATATATTGGGGTTGGTCCTGCCAAGGTAAGAGAATTATTTGATTTAGCTAAGAAAAACAAACCGTGTATTATTTTTATTGATGAAATTGACGCAATTGGAAGAACACGTTCAGGTGAAGGAGAAGCTAGTTCAAGTGAAAGAGATAGCACTTTAAATGAATTGTTAATTGGTATGGACGGATATAACACAGAAAGTGAAATATTTGTTTTGGGAGCAACAAATCGGGTTGATTTATTAGATGCTGCTCTAGTTCGTCCAGGTAGAATTGATAAAAAAATATATGTAGGAAATCCAGATAAGGTAACAAGAAAAAAAGTAATTGAAATTCATATGAATGGAAAACCGATTGATGAAACTGTAAAAATTGAGGAACTCGTTGATACATCAGAGGGTCTTTCTTGTGCCGAAATAGAAAATTTATTAAATGAAGCAATGTTATATGCTCTAAGAGATAATCGCGTGGCAATATCCAAAATGGATTTGGATGTTATTTATAATAAAATTTTGACAGGTTGGCAATCAAACGAACAAGAATTTACAAATACAACCGTCCATCAAATATGTATTCACGAAATAGGACATGTCATAATGAGCCTACATACAAAAGAACATCCAAAGTTTCGTAAAGTAAGTTTAAATTTACATTCACCTTCCACGCCAGGTTTTACTCTTTTTGAAAAATCAAGTGAATTAAAAACAATGACTGAACTAAGAGAACACGTTATGATACTCTTAGCTGGAAGAATAGCAGAGGAAATGTTTTATGGAAATGCTTCTGTAAGCACGGGTGCTGTAAATGATTTTAATGAAGCATTAAAAACCGCAACTACAATGGTATCTTCTTATGGAGTTGATAACAATTTTGTTTATTCTACTCAAAGTGAAAAATATTCAGAAAAATTAGATGATGAGGTAAATAATATCATAAAAAATGCTTATGACACCGCACGAAATGTAATGAAATCATCTTATGAAATTATTCAATATATTTCTTTCATTTTACATAATGAAGCTATGCTAACATACAATGATGTTATCGAACATATTCATCACATTGACCCGAATTATTTTAATCTTCACTGAATGAATATCTACCTCTTCCTTGTATTTTTTCTTATTCTTTTTGATAAAGCAGAATGATATTTTCTTGTTTTTGTATTTTTTGTATTTTTATCGCAAGAATTATATTTATGAAAATAATGAATTGTTTGAGGCAAATGCGTTCTCACATAATTCATTATTTCCACCCTTTCATTTTGTATTTTTTTCATACTTTCTTTGAAAAATTTACGTAAAGGAACTCGTTCCTTTCCATCAATAGAATACCATATCATTTTATCTTTTTCTAATATTTTTGATTTGGATAACAATCCCTTTTTAAAATAATCTGAAGTTAACAAACTATTATTATTATAAATAATAGGTAAATAGGAAAGATAAGGTATAGGAACAATATAAATACGATAATCACGATTATCAACGTAATATGGATTTATTTTTTTTAATAAAGATAATATCTCATTATAATTTCCTAAAAATCCTCGCATTTCTTCACTACATTCTCGTGCCGCTGTTTCAAGATATGTTTCGTTCGGATCAACACCCCCACCAAAATCACAATATGTATATTTACCATTTACACAATATTTATTTTCTCTTCCCAACAAAAAATACAACCTTTCTTTATAAATACAAGTAAATAATATTCCTGCTCCAGGCATGTAAGTATGGTTTATTAACAGAAAATAATCTTTTAGGGTTTATTTCTATCTTTTGAGAATACGCGGTAAAAAATGAAAATAAAAGTAAGCTATATAATTATAGTAAATACAATGTCTGATAGTAATCAATTTTTACCAGTTTTTGTAGCAACAGGTGTAGCTGTATTAGGATGTGCCGCAGCATTTTATTTTTCTGATTCAGATCCTTCAACGAAACGCAGAAAGACTTATCCTATTCATACAAAAGATTTTGACGATGATTTAGATAGTTACGATGAACCAATAAAACATCGTAAAAAGAAATATTCAAAAATGAGTGATGGTCGTGATGAAGATGAGGATGATGATGAGGATGATGAAAGTGAAGAAGAAGATGAAAGTGAAGAAGAAGAAGAAGGTGAAGATGAAGATGAAGATGATGGGGAAGATGATGGTGAAGATGATGAAGATGGAGAGCCTTATTTAGTAAATAAGAGGGTAAAAAAAACCAAGGGTAAAAAACAAAGTCGTAGATAGAGAAACTAGATGGTCGTAGTAATATTACATTTTTCAATGGCGGTTTTTGTTGGTATAGCTTGATAAGATGGGATAGATAAATTAATAGCCCATAATGTATCGCCATTTTTAGGACCTGGTATAGGTTTTTGCCATAATAATGGGTCAGCGCATTTTTTTTGAACGATAATTGTATATTGTGATGCTGTGTAAGGGGCGTATAATATTTTCGCAGATTCGCTACATTTTGATTTACATTTACCAAAACCATCATATATATTGATAGCATCATTTACTCTAGGTGAAACTGGATTTGTTCCAGTAACACACATATTCGCACTTGTTTTATCGTGAATATATACACCTGTTGTAGCATTTAATAAATTATTATTTCCTTCGGGAGAAACGATATTACAAGGATATTGTCCGTTCCATATATACATATATTTTTTTTCCAACATTCCCTTTGTTGATAAAGAAGATGGTTTAATATACAAATATTCATCTCCTCTTGTATAGACTTCGCGACTTGGAAATACTTGTTCTCGTTGATAATACGTTCCACAACATCCCCCATTTCCCCTCGCATAAGCACCACGATAAGGAGTAAAATTTTTACTAAATAACCAGGTTTGTCCCACTCGCCCTATATTTCGGTGACCTCCATTAAGAGAAAATCCATTATTATTTGTATTTATTACAGTTTTAGCATTGTTACGGAAAGGTCCTTGGGTTACCCATATTCCTCCTGGTGCTCTACCTGAAATAGATACACCCATATAATTATTTGTAATCTTGTTTTTCATCGTTTGTAAAGACATCGTATATTATTAGAATAGGTTTTAATTTAATCTTTTAAGCTATTCGGGTTGCGATAAATGTAGTGAGATTACCAACAATCTTTTCTCCAAGATTTGATATAGACGATGCTGATAAATAGTAGGTGGTGGCTGATGTTACTGGTATAATTCCAGTAACGTTACAAGTATAAGTTGTAGTAACTAATATAACCCCAGTTGTATTTGTCTCGGAATAATTTAGAATAATGTTGTATGATTGATCTGTTATACTTAAAACAGTATTTGAAATGGGAATACCAACGCAATCAGTTGTAGAATATCCAACAATTATCCATACACCTGTAGTTAAATTAATGGAAGAAATTGCGTATGGAAATGTTGTTAAATTTGTATCACCAATAATATTATCACCATAAACAATATTTCCCAAACATCCTGATACTGGTAAAGCAGTATTTTGAATATATGGATTAAGAACGATATTTTGATTAAAGTATGGAACTGTATAAATATTCATATTTCCTGTAAATCCAGTATAACCAACTGTTAAATTATTTATATATCCTACACTTGATGTAAGTGTATTTGTAACCTGTAAATTATTGACAACAAGTGGGTCAGGTAATGAATATGATGGTCCTGTTGGACCAGTAGCACCAGTTGTTCCAGTAGCACCAGTATTTGATGCCGTTCCATCAGCTCCTTGAGGTCCTGTATAACCTGTATAACCTGTTGGTCCTGTTCTTCCTGTAGCACCTGTATTTGTTGCGGTTCCTGGAACTCCTTGTGGTCCAGTATAACCCGTGGGTCCTGTAGGACCAGTATAACCCGTTCGCCCAGTATAACCTGTATAACCTGTATCACCTGTAAATCCTGTAAATCCCCTTGACCCAGTTGGACCTGTAGCACCTGTATTTGTTGCTGTTCCTGGAACTCCTTGTGGTCCAGTATAACCTGTAAATCCTGTAGGTCCAGTCCGCCCAGTATAACC